GTTGTTGAAATGTCAGTTCCATTAGTACCATTAGTACCTGCTGAACTCATTATATTCCAGTAAGCTGTTGCGTTGCCTACTGCTTGATTTGAATGGGCTTGAATACAAACATAACTATTTCCACCTGATGAAACTACATCATCAACAGCGTAAGATGTCCCACTATTGTAAGCACCCTTCCAGTTAAATTTGATAGCACCCAGATTTATTGTTGCCATATTTGTTTCCTTATATTGTTGATATTAAATTGCCATTTGTATTAATGCTAAAGACAAAGCCTGAAGCACTAAATAGAACATCACCAAAGTTGGCATATTGACTTTCAGTAATGTCATCTTGACCTTGATTGGTCGTGATTATTCTTAAAGAGTTATCAGCAGGTATAGGTGTATTTGCCTGTCCACCCATTGCTGAATGAGAACTACAATAATAATAAAGTGTTGGTGTTCCACTAGCTACAACAATCGTCACTTGCGTTGAACTATTGTGCGTCACACCTGTTGTGTATTCTGAACCCCCACCATGCGTACCATCTGAAGTAGTTGAAAACTTAAATGGGTGTCCTGAAGGATAATTAAATACATAAGTATTACCTTCATATAAATCTAAAGTATCTTGTGAAACTCCATCAATAACAAACTTACCACCTACTGCTGTGACTGTTTTTACTAAAGTAGATGGATTAAAATAATTTTCAAAACCATAAACTTCTGAAGAACTTGCTTGTCCATATTCTAAAGCTGTTGCACCTGCATTAACTTTTAGAACCTGACCTGCTGTGCCTAAACTTGATAATCCAGTTCCACCTCTAGCTGTCGCTAGTGTTCCTGTGGTTATGTTAGATGCTGATATTGAAGCTACATTAAATGTTCCAAACGCCAATATAAAAATTTCATCATTTAAAGAAGCACCTGTGTCCAATACTACGCTAGTACCATTAGTTGCTGTAAAATCTGATGGGTCAAGATGGACACCATTTTTGAAGACATCAATATACCCACTGTCATAAGCTAAAACATTATTTCCTGTATCAGAATGTGATGCACCAGAAAAAGTAGTCTGTCCTGCTGTAGCAATATATTTTGCTCTCATAGACGTACCATTCACAGAACTACCTGCGTTGGCAAAAGACGAACCATTGTAGACTTTCATGGTGTCTGCTGTCGTATCAAACCAAAGAGTTCCCTCTATTGGATTTGATGGTGCGTTAGCTGAAATTTTGTAAGTATTACCAAATGATTGAACAGCAGGAATATTATTACCTACTGTGACTATTTGAGAATGTGCGTTAGCTAAATTTTGTAAATTAGAAACTCCTGCTAGTGTATTTACTGAAGCAATAGAACCACCAACTAAATCTACATTTGTAATTGCACCTGCAACTGTATCAATTTCAGATGTGCTTTCATTTAAGTCATTTGCTACAGTCTCAACTTCTGAAACTGCTTCTGCTAAATCATTTGCAACAGCGATAACTTTCGCTATGTCAGTGGCAACTGTGTTGACTGAACCTATTGAACCTGCAACTAAATTTATATTCGTAGCATTTGAATTAACACTATTAATATTACTGGAATTAGAATTTACACTCGTAATTGCAGTTATGTTTGATTGTAGTGTTGTTAAAGCTGTTTTGTTAGCTGTAGATAACCATGTGTTTTCTAAATAAGTTTTATTAACAGCATCATTATTATCTACTGGGTTTGCTACACTTTTAATTACTTTAGAGTTAGCACTATATTTATTATCAGTACCCAACTGCATGTAGTTAGAAGCATCATCTGAAAATTCTTGGACAGCAAAAAAGTTTTGATTAGCTGACATATCCAAATCAGCTTCAGTCAATACTGAACCATCTTGGAAGTCTACTAATCTAGCTGTAAGAGGTGTCTGTCTTTCAATTCTAATTACTACACCATTCGCAGGTGCAGAGTTAAATGTGACAGTTGCACCTGACACAGAAAATGCTGAAGTAGAAACTCCATCTAAAAAACATGCGACATGTGTACTGTCAATATAAGTAAATGATATTGAATACTGTGTAGTGCTTCCATTACCAGTATATGTTTGAAATGCAAATTGTGTCATAGTTTATTTTGAGAACTGATATAATCCATCTAAATCAGCTTTGTTTATTTCTAGTCCTATTTTGGTTTTTCGTTTAAAATTATCTCTTGCCATAATTGAATTTTCTAAAGTAAAATTACCAGTGTCATCTTTAGTGCTTTTAAATTCACTTCTTCTTCTAATAATTTCTTCTTCTACAGCAGTGTGATAAGTTTTAACGATTTGTTTTAAATATCTTGCTTTTGTACCTTCATCTTTATTTTTATTATCTAAAGATATTGGGTCACTTAATCTTTTGTAGTAATCAGAGTTGATTGCATTTTGTAATCTTTCATCTAAAGATAATCCTTGAATTTTTACTTTACCTAATAGTTCCATCTGCTTGTTATAAGCAGTTTGACCTGAACTGTTTTTAAAGAAAGTTAAATCAATGTCTCCTCTAAGACTATCTCTCATCATAGGCATATTTACACCTAATCTTAAAATTTCTGATGCTACTGGGTCTTCTTGTTCTTCTGAATAATTAAAAGGATTAAATAAACCATTTACAAATCTTTGAGTATCACTGCCTTGTATTTTTAATTTATTACCTCTAAAATCATATTTATCTTCTACTTCACCAAGACCTGTTCTTTTCTTAACTTCATCAAATATAGTTTTAGTATCTTTATAGAAAGGGTCATTTACTAATTTAGCAAATACGTTTGGATAGAATGAACCTATTTTTGAATTTTTATAGTTTTGCCATTTAGAAGTATCATCACTTGTTAATACTTCCATAAAATCTGCAAGACCTTTTAGGTAAGTCTTACTTACTAAGTTTCTTGAAAGTGCTGACCATGAAGCTGAACCAAAGTTTGCTATTTTAGTTCCTGTAGATAAATAGTCACTTGCATCACCACCTTGTCTTGCCATAAGAATAAGCATGTTTCCACCTACTCGTCTCATGTCTTCTTCACTTAGCTTGTCATACATTTCATTGTAATCTGCAATCATTCCAAAGAAAGCACCAAATGGGTCAAATCTTCCAAACTGAACATATTTATGCTTTCCACTTTCTTCATCAAAGTATCTAAACGCATAAGGTAATGCCCCAGTGTTTTTTCTTAAATTTCTTAAATCTTGTGATTTTGTATAGCCTTCTCCTGCTAACTGACCTTGACTACCTGTTATAACACCTTCTCTGTGTAGTATAGAACCTAGTGTTAGAAGAACTGTACCTGTAGCCATTCCACCTCTAGCTTGTGCCATTCTTTCTGCACCTTTTCTACCTAAAAAATCATCTCTAAAACTTTTTCTCATAAAACCTAATGGTGTTCTGTCTACGACATTTAACATTAAGTTTGCAGGTGTTCTTACAAATGGAATAATTTGTTTCATTATTGGAAACTTATTTGTCATGTTTTGCACATACTCAAATATTCCATCTAGTTCTTGTGTGTAAGTATTCTCATCAGCTTTTTTCATAGCTTCAGGATTTTTTGCAGTACCAAACTCATCAAAACCTTCATCAAAGTAATCACTTACTGCTTGGTCAAATTCTGTAATAGGTTTCTTAGTTTTTAAATCTGTAGCAACTATTTTAGTTCTACTTTTGCCCTTTTGAATAGCGTAGTCTACACCTTGTTTTTCTAATTCTGTTCTGTAAGTAATTTGTCTAAAAAATTCATCTTCAGCATTAAGAAATCTTGTAGGGTATCTAATAGCTTTACCTAAAGTATTAATAAATTTGCCTGATGTACTATCATTATCTAATACTTCTTTAAATAAACCAGTTTCAGGGTCTTTAATTAATTTTCTTTTTTGAATTGCTTTTTCAGGAATATCTATTTTTCCTCTTTTACTTAAAATAGTATCTTCTTTATTAAATGCTAACTTCATATATCTAGTTGCATCTACTAAATGTCTTCTAAGACCTACATAAGTAGCTAATGCTCTTTCACCTTCTAATCTTAATTTAGCAACCTTTTCTGGGTTTTCTAATAAAGTAGAAGATAATCTACTACCAACCATTTTTTCTAATGGTCTTATAAATACGTTAGTTAAGTTAGAAGATAAGTTAATGATGTGTGTTTTAGGATTAGATAAAAGTGCATTAATCCATACTTCATTTGCAATATCCCACGTTTTATTTTTAGTAGCAAAGTTTAAGACTTTATTAATATTACTGTCTCCTGCTTTTGCTATCTGGTCTATTAAAGTATTAACATCACCACCATAATTTTCTACATCTTTTATAGCATTATCTAAATCTTCTATAATAGGATTTTTTCCAGTCTTACCTGCTAATCTTTGAGTTCTTGCTGTACTAGTAGTTATAGATAATTTTTGTTCGTTAATAGCTTTCCATTTAGGAAAGAAACTTTTAAGAAAGTATTGTTGAATTTTAGGTTCTTTATTACCTAGTTTGGCTAATCTTTTAACACCAACTGCAAGTGTTTCTATATAGCTATTCATAGCCATTATCTTATGTGGTGCATTACGCATCACTTGTTCTAATTCTTTAATGTCTATTTCTAATTTATTTGGATTACTTCCATAAATTTTTCTAGCTGTTTTTTCTACAATTTCATCACTTAAAACTATTTTTTTATTTTTAATTAGATTTTCATAAGTTTTATTAAAACTATCTAAACTCATTAAACCATCTTTATCTAGTTTAAGAAATTGTCTAACATTAAAATTTAAACTTAAATCTAAATTTTCAATATTACCATCAAACATTTCTTTGTTTGGTGAAATCTTTTGTGCTTCGTTAAATTGTTTTACGATTGCATCATCTAATTCACCTTGTAGACTTTTAGTGACTTTAACAGCTTCTTCTTCTGATAAAGGTTTGTATTTAGATTTAACTACGTCTTCTTCTTTTAATTCTTTTAAATAGGCTTCATCTTCAGCTAATTGTTTCTTATCAACTTTTTTACCTTCTTGTAATTTTTTACCATTCTTAAAATATCTGAATGTTCTTAAAGCAACTTCTATACCACCACCTACAAGACCACCTTCTAAAGCATTTTTAAATCTTGCTTCATAAAAACCTTCTTCTTTTCCTTCTGAACTTAAATAGTCAAATAAAGGATTTTCTAAGTGTGGTGCATGTTCAGTAATCATGTCTGCTAGTCTTCCAGTTTCTTCATTGAAAGCTGTAAAGTCTGCGATTGCACCTTTACCTGTCATTTTAAGAAATTGACCTGTTTTAGATGCTTGGAAGAATGGAGATATTTTTTTAGATGCACCAGTTAATTTACCTGCTACTCCTAAAACTCTACCACCAGTGAACCAACCAGTTGCAAATTGAGATACACCTTTAGCAAGATTACCTTGCCATGTGTGTGGGTCTCCATCAAAGTCAGGTAATGTTAAACCATCATTGACACCCTTTTCACCAAATAAAAGACCTTTTCTTTTATTAGCTTTAAATTCTGCAAAATTTTCGTATCCAATCTTACCATTTTTGGCATCTTCACCGAATACAAAGCCACCAATATTAGTCGCTTCTCCTAAAGTGTCACTTAATCCTTCAGCTAGGTCAACTGTGGCTTGAACACCATCTCTAACCCCATCAACAATCCCTATTCCTACGTCTTTTATAGCACCTCTTTTCTTCTGTATGGCATCAAACTTATCTTGTGCCATGTACTTGTTCATTACATCTTCAGAAGTTCCTTCAGGAAATTCTAGCATTTGACCATTAGGTGCTTGTTTTCTTATTGTTGCCATTACTTCATTTCTCCTATGGATTTCATAAACATTTCTTTAGTTATTTTGTATTTTTCTCTAAAAAATGCTGAGTTTAATTCTTTATAATCTGTTCTTCTTTGTGCTATTTCTAAATCTGTGAAACCATAAGTATTCTTTTTGGTTGTCTTTTTATCATCTGAAAAAGTTGCAGTAGAAGTATCAAAATTTGATAAATCCTCTGCATTGACAATAATAGCATCATCTGAATTATTAGAACTTTCACCAAAATCAGCACCAGTGTTTTTACTAACTGCATTTTTTAAATCTTCTTTTTCTTCTGCAAATCTAGTCTTTACCCATGCTTTAAATTTTTCTCGTCTTTCAGATTTAGTCATACTTTGACCTTCAGCAGGTGCAGATGCATCTGTTTGATTATCAGCTAACCATTCAAGTGCATCTTGTTTAAATCTAATTTTTCTAGCAGGGTCTACATTAAATTTAATTAAACTAGAACGTGCAGTTTCCCTAATATCATCTATAATTTTATCTAATTGTGCTTCAGCAAATTTATAAGTATCTGTATTTAATAAAGGGTCTTCACCTGATATTTCAAAATTTCTAATAACATTTTTGTAATCATTATAAAATTTCTGTTGCATTTTATTTTGATTTTCAGAAAGAAATTCTCTTGCTTCTTCGTATTTACCAGTTGTAATTAATTCATTAAGTTCTTCTTCAATACCAATTTCAGTTTGTGTACCAAAACCTGTACTTCTATCTTTAAATATCTTTTTAATTTTATCTTTTTTATAATTTGAATAAGTATTCCAATTAGGGTCTTCTTCTTTAGCTTGATTAAAAGTTGTGTATTTATCTGCAACATTAAAACCTTCATTAAACTCTTTACTTCTTAATGCAGTTTGTCTTTCATTATTATCTTTTATTTGTTCTGTTGTTCTGTCTTGAAGTTTATCTTTAATTTGAAATAAGTCATCTTTAAGACCTTTTATGTCTCCTAACTTACCTGTACCTAATTGTATGTGTTTAGGAAGTTCTTCTAATAATTTTTCAGCATATTCAAAATCACCAGTTTTATTTGCATAATCTGTAAGTGTTTCTAATAAATATTTTTGTGCTGAACCATTACTTAAACCATTTGCAGTCTTATCAAGAATAAATGCTGAAACTTCTGCACCAATTTCTTCAAAACTTTTACTGTCATCAAAAAAACCTTGAATATTATTTTGAAAATTAAGTTTGTATTGTTCACTAATGTTAGCCATCTGTGAACTAACGTGTGTTTGAAATAATTGATTTTTAAATCCTGTAGTTTTTTGAAAGAAACCTTTTTCTAAATCAGTAGGTTTGTATGAACCTAAATTGTTTTCAGCTACAAACTTTTTAATTTCACTTTCATAAAACTTTTGAAAAGCATTTGGGTCAGGATTTTCTGAAACTTTCATTTCTGAATATTTAGTTCCTAACGTATTAGAAAATATCTGTGCTTTTGTATTAAGTTCTAACTCTTTATATTTATCTATAAAATAAGGATTAGCTTCTTTTGGTAATGTACCATTATTAACTCTTTCATTAAAAGCTGTTCTATTTTTATTGTATTCTTTTATAGCTTCTGCTTCATTTACTTTCTTTTGTTTTACTTCAGAAGCAATAACCATTTTTACACCTGCATCATTAACAAAATTATTTAATGAAGCTGTTAATTCTTTTACACCTGCTATTTCAGGCTTTGCTTGTGGCTTATAAAATAAGTTAAAGTCTGATGATAAGACCTGTCTTTTTTCAGGTGTTAAATCAAGTTTAGTTGTTTTTCTAGCCATTATCTAGGTGGTTGATAAACCTTACTCCCTCTACTATAAGATTTTTTCTCTCTGTTAGTTTTTAAACCTTTAAGTTCTTTTTGTGCTTCCATAGAATAATATGAGTTAGCTACATTTAAAGCTGAAGACACAAATAACAATTCAGGATTAGGTGGTTGGACATAAGTTGATTGTGCTTCTTGACCAAACTGAATTGCTTCTAAATTTCTTTCGTATTGTGCAATATCAATATCTAAATTAGTATTTAATGAAGACATATAATTACCTTCTACTCTATAAAAATCTGCCATTAAACTTTCTGTTGACCCTGACATTGCTAAACCTGAACCTGAAACATCAGCTACAAATTCACCTCTAGCTTTTTTAGATTTTAAATTAGCTTCATAACCTTTTTGTTGTGTAGCTTTTACTTGTTGATTAATTTTTAATTGTTCAGACGCATATCTTTGAACAGCATTTCTTTTAGCTATTTCGTTTTGTCTAATTTGTGCGTTGTACTGATTTTTTTGTGCCTGTTTTTGTTGTTGGTACTGTAATCCTGAAGATAAAGCACTTCCAATCATTACTGCTGTTGTTGGTTCTACGCACATATTTTTATGACCTCATAAAAGGGTTCATTTAAAACTCCATATTTTTTCTTATTAATAAATTTGAAACCACACCATTTTAACCACTTGATGTGTAGTGAATTTCTACTATCCACATAATTCCATAAAATTTTGTATTTAGTATTTAAAAAATCTATTACTTTTTTATTTTCTTTTAAAAATGCAAATTGAATTTCTTTTAACTTGTCAGTTGCTAACAACCATATTGCACCACTAACTGCGACACCAAAAATACCTACTGGTTCTTTTTTGTCATTTACGATTGTAAAAACTATTGCTGATTTAAGATAAGAATAATACAAAGCAGTATAAGGAAGCATACCTGCTGTGGATAAAATTTCTCTTTTATCTTCAAATCTTAATCTTGGTGCTAAATATTTTAAATCTTTAATTGTTGCTAATCTAAAATGATTAAACTCTTTGACTTGCTGTGACATAGTATCCTTGCCAACTTGCGTTGATAAAATTACAAGGCAAATGGCTATCAGATGCTAGGGTCACTGTAAGTTTGTCACTTTCAGATTGAACAGCAAATGCGTAATCGCCATCAGCTAAATTAACAGTACCAAGTAATCCTGTTCCTGTTATTGTTCCTGTAAAGGTTGTTGATGAACTACTTCTTCCAACTGGTTGGACAAGAGTAGTAAAAAATCCTGTATTGTTAAAATTAACACTCCAGTTTCTTATTTGTAATCTACCTTCTTTAATAGATATTCTTGAACCTTGTGCATCAGCTTCTTGTATAAATTGCTGAGAAAAGGTGAATGTAAAAGTATAGTCTTCACCAATAAAATAATCATAAGAAGTAATATCACCTGATACTACAACAGAAGTACCTGTTTGAGATACTATGCTTATTTCTTGTCCTGCTTGGTTTGACCCTGTACTTGCACCCACTAAACTTAACGTATTAGTTTTGGTGTAAGGTATTGTAATAGTTGTTTGATTTGTACCAGAGTTATAGCTTTCGCTAACTCCTGTTGTGCTGTTAGTAATCTTTCTATCCAAATGAGTTAGATAAGACGCACTAGCATCAGTCACAGCAGGTGATATGTCCATTGTCTCTAAATAAACACCATCACTTCTCTGGTTCACTATAAACAAAGTGTTTTCTATAAAATCTATATTTAATATTTTGTCTGTAGAAGATGTACCAAAAGTCCATTTATGCCATGCACTTTGTAATCTTTTACCACCAGTGACATAGTATTGGTGAACATATATTGCATTTTGTTCATTAGAAGATAATGCCAACATAATGTTTTCATTAGTTGCAATAGCTAACTTAAATACACCTGAAGGTATAAATCTAGGTACATTACTTGTTATGTCATCAGCACTTTTAGTGTCTGTATCTGACTTAACATAAAATTCTCTAAATCCTGTAAAACTTCCTTTATCAAATGCAAAGAATACATTACTACCTGCACCTACTGGTTTTACACTAGAAGATGCTTCAAATTCTGTTGATACATTAATAGATACATTTTCTGGTGTAATCGTTCCACCTGCACCTGCTAATATAAATTGTGTTTGGTCTGAAAATAAAAGTATTTGTTCATCAAATGATATTGCACTTCTAAGTATAGAAACTTTATTGTGAGTAGAAGCAACATCAATAACATCACTTGCTAATACAGTTGTGACTGTTTCATTAAAAAATGCAAAGTATTCTCCACTTCTAGACATAACTACATTTTCATCAGCAACAAAACCTAATCTGTTCTTATGAAAAAACATGTCATTAATTTTTCTTCCTACAAAACTAGGGTTAGGAGAACTATCTATGTCTCCACATATTCTCAATCCCCATAAAGGTACATCATAATCTGTTCCTGATATTGTATAAGTAGAACCATCTACTTGTGAAAATCTAAAATTACCATCTGCTGTTCTAATTAAAACATGTGGCATGGTAGTGTTGTCTAATGTAGTTTTTGTACTTGGTGCTACACTTTCTTGCCATACATCACCTGCACTATCATACTGCACATAATAATCATCAAAATTATTTGTTGCATCACCTGTAATTTGAACAACCATGTTGTCTATTGCAGGAGAAGGTAAATCTACAAAGTTTTGAACTGTGTCTGCTACAACTTGTGAAGCATCATCACCATAACCATCACTAGCAGAAATACTTAAAGTTCCTGAAGATTTAACTACAGAAAAACTAGAGTTTCCTAATTTTGTGACAGTGCAATTTTCAGGTGTTCCTACTGCTGAAAATAAACCATCTCTAATGCTTTCTGAGTTGGTGTTAGATGAAGTAAAATTATAGGTAGTACCATCAATAGTTATTGAATATTTTGTACTATCTACACCTTGTAATACTGAATAAACTGCCTGTTCAACTTTAGCTGAACTAGTTGTACTAGCCATTGCAGTTGTTTTTTGTTTGTTTAATATAAAAGTAAAATCAGCAACAGTCATTGCAACAAAATCACCTTTAGGGTCTGTTGATGTTAAATAATTAGATGCACTTGTTTGCATCACAACTGTTTTTTCTACACCTGCTGTTGTATAAACTTTTATTGAACCACTTGTTATTTGAATTAAATATCTTTCAGTAGTGTCTCTATTAATAGTGTGTATGTAAGCATTGTTAGGTGTTGAACTACTTAACTTTGCTAAATAATTTGTAGGTGGTCTTTTTTTCAATCCTTCTACGACTGAACTAAAACCATTTTCTTGAACTGTAGCCTGACTAGATAATCTTAATACTTCAGGTTGTTGTGAGATACCTTGTACTAAGTTTGGAATAGTTCTAGATACTAAAGCCATCTAGTACCACCAATTTGATTTTTTTCTATTTACTGTATAGATTTGGTCAGGGCTATCAAATACACTGTAGTCACCAGTAGATGCTTCTGCTTGTCTTAGTATTACTAATGATTTTTCTTCGTCTGCTACTGAAAATTTATGTAGTGTGTTTGCACCTAATGTTCTATCGTGAAATACTCTTGCACTTCTAATAGTAATATATCTTTTAGCTTGTTCAGGTATTTCTGAAAAATCTAATAGATATACAACTTTTACATCTTTCAAATCTTCTGTGAATGTTGATGTGTTTGTGACTAGATTAAATAATATATTATCTCTTTGCACAATATCAAAATCTGTTTTTGAATGTAGATAAGGGTTTAGTTCTACTCTTAATACGTTTGTTGCTAAAGGTATCGTATTATTACCTGCGTCTTTAGATAAAGTCACTTTAGGTTGTGTATTAAAATGCCAACCCATACTTTGTACTTCTCTATTAATTTCGTTTAATACAGATTTAGCCATTGTACCATCTACAGGCAAACTTCCTGTTAAAGTAGATAGAGGTGCTTCCCCTATTGTACTTAATATAGTATTTACAGCTTCTAATTCTGTAGTTCTTGTTTGTATAGTCATTATGGTAATAAGTTATCCCAAAATTCTTGATTTTTTCTTTGAATGTATTTTCTTAATTTACAAAACCAACACATAATATTTTCTCCTTTAATGTGTAAGGGGTCAGTCTCCCGACCCCTCACTGTACTTAATAACTAATTATTAAGATGTTTTAATTGAAACACATGCTTCAGGTCTTAAAATTCCTGAACCAATCGCCATTCTTGAAGTAATCAGTGAACCAATTCTTCTAGGGTCATACGTAGTTTCAACTACTAAGTCTTTTAACTTAACTGTTCCTATTGCACTCTTGTGAAATAATACAGCAACGTGATTACTTGCATCTACGTTGTAAGTGTTATTCGTACCAGATACAGCAGATGAGTTATCAGCAAATGCAGTCACACAAGTGTTTGACTTAACTACTGGAACTCCACCTACAGAAACAACAGTTCCTTTTCCAAAATCACCATTTAGTGAAGAAAAGTCTCTGTTTAATAGTTTGTCATTGTTTGCTAACTGATAGTAAATATCAGGTGAAACAACACATACTCTATCTGTGTTTGGAACATCTTTTTCGTCTAACTTTTGAATACCTTCAAAGATAGAAGCGATTAAAGAAGTTGCGTTAGTGTTAGCATCTGCGTCAGTGATTTCTGTACCACCATTACCACCTGTTATAGTAGCTGATGCTTGTGAACCTAAAACTGCTAATTGCAATAAGTTCTGGTCAACAGTCTTTGATAAAGCCTGACCCATCTCTCTTGCATAAATTCCACGAATATCGTAGTGCAATTTAAGTTCATCTAACTCAGCAACGAAAGATGATGCTAAAAGCATGTCGTCTACGTTGATGATTTTTTCGTTGTGTTTGATTGCGTCTCCAGTGATTTCTGCACCTACAGAGTGGTATCCACTTACTGTAGTTCCAGTCACAGGGAACGAACTTGACTTCCCATTAGAAATTGTTCTGACGTTAGTCATTCCTAGCATAAGATTTTCTCTTTGAAAACTAGCAAGAACTTCGCCTGAGTACAATTTCAAGAAAAGGTCATTTACGCCAGTTCCAGTCGCATTGACTAGACCCAGTCGTGATGGTGTTGCGTTTGACATAATATATGTCTCCTTTTATTGTTATTGTTGAGATTAACCTTATCTACTTTTCAATTTAGAGAGTTATCTGACGTATCAGGCAATCATCTGAATTTTAATAAGTCACCCCTCTTACAAGAGGTGGTGATTATTTTTTATAACCTAAACTATTTTTATTTTTATATAGCTTTTGCCAAGACCAAACATTTAACTTGCTTGACCAATGATAAATAAACAAAACTAATTGTTTCATTATCTTCCTTGTCCTTTATATCTTGTTTGCTTTTGCTGACGTTTAGCACCTTTGTTTGGCGATTTTGTGTGAACACCTTTTCTTTTTTTAGGTTTTTCTCTAGGTGTAAAAGTTGTGAACTTTTGTTTAGCCACCTAGCTTTTCTTAAAACCTTTTTTCATATTGTCGTAGTTCTTTTTAGAAATAGTAGATTTTTTCTTACTTCTAGAAATACCTAATTTTTTTCTACGATTTATGTTTCTATATAATGACATATTTTTCTCCTTTATTTTTTCTTAAATGCTGAAACACCTTTAATACCTAGTACAGAACTGTAGCCCCCAATAATAAGACCCTGCAACCAAAGTGGAAATTTATTTACTTGGTCAAAAAAGGCATCAAGTTTCATTATGATGTCTGCATCATTTGAAAATATTCCCCATGCACAGACCAACAGTGGTATTGAAATAATTATTAAAACTATCTCATCTTTTAAATCGTTTGCTTGATGAGTTTTAACAGTATTAACCATTTCAATTTCTCCATCAATAACCCTCTGCATTTGTTTTCGTTCTGCAATACTTTGTAAAACTTTAGTTTCTTTTCTGTTTTTATAAACTTCAGAACCAGTTTTTAATGCTAACTTAACTAATGAAAACCACATTATTTATTATCACTCCTATTAGCTGATTTACTTCTAATTCTTAGATTACTTCTAGAATTATTTCTTGGGTTGCCATCTTTATGGTCTACGTCTTTACCCTTAATGCCAACTTTTTTCTTCATCATTCTTCTAGCAAGGTTTCTACCTGCTCTATTCTTTTTTTGTTTAGATGAAGAATGATAATTGTCATATTCTTTTCTGTAATCTCTAGCCATTAAAACACTGAACTATTAGCAAGTTTTCTTTCTACTTCTTTTCTAAATACAGGGTCAGTTTCATATCTCTTATCATTCATTGCTTCTGTCACTTGTGCAACTGAAGTAAATTGTTCAGTAGATATATTATTAACATCACCTTGAACCATTTCTTGTGACTGTGCAGTCATTCCTGCTTGTGTCATTAAACCTTGCACTGCCATTTTAATTTGTTCTGGTGTTCCTGTTTGAGTTAAATCATTAAATGCAGTTTGGTCTGCATCAGATAAATTCTTACTCGCCCAATCAATAAGTTCACCATATTGTTGTTGTCCACCTGCTACTGACTGTATGTCAGCAGTTTGTGTATCAGCTATTGCTTTTTGACCTGCAATGTAGCCATCAACTAAATCTTTTGGCAAACCTTGTTTAGCTAATTCATCATAACTTTTTTCTGTAAGTTCACCTTGTTCTGCATATTCTGTAGAATATTTTTCTAAAGAATTTATTTCTGGTGATGCTTCTTCTTGTTTTGGTATAGCTATATTATCAGTACCTTCATTTTCTGGTTCTAATTTTTGTGTTGAAAATTGTTTTTCTAATTCAGAATATGCTTTAGATAATTCTTCAGCATTTTTAAATTTTTCAGGCAACCATTCTGGTCTTTGATTTTCAAGATTTTGTGATTGTGTTTCTGGTTCACTAGCAACTACTTGCGTACCATCTTCACTTTGCAAAGTATTAACATCAATACCTTGTTCTTTTAATTCTTTAACTTGTTCTTCTGTTGATTTTTGTGCTACTGCTTCGTTTATTTCTACTTTTTGTGTAGACATAGATTACTCCTGTTGATTAATGACAAGTTCATCACCTTCAACATTTGCAGTGCCACCAGAGTTAGCGAATTGTTTTCCCATTTCTATTGCTACTCTAGGGTCAGTTGCAGTATTCTGCATCTGCTGTGACATTTGTTGTTGTTGGGCTTGTTGCTCGTCTTGTTGAATTTGTTCAGTTGTTTTAATTAAACCTGAAGTATCAATTTGATTTGCTACTGCAAACTTCTTAATACAATCATCAAGGTTAATATATTTTGCAAGAGTTTCTGAACCTAAAGTTCCTGCAAGGTCAGATATGAATTGAAGTAATTTCAATCTATCTGATTGTCTGCCTAATGCTTCCATTCCAACAATAATCTTAACTTTGACTATGTCTTTTGGTAAATCAGGTAGTAGTTTCTTCTGCCTTAACATAGCTAACTTAGTATTTATGTAAGGTAGTTGAAATTCTGTAGTTAATATTCCATACACTCCACCTAGTGCATCTTGTAATTCATTTGCAATTAATTGTACTTCTGTAGCAGTCACACGTTCTGCCTGTCTTTGCACTGAAGCATTTAACAAAAATGCGAACTGTAATCTTTGTTCTATTCTTTGCATTTGTTCCATAGCTACTCTAAAGTCTGCAAATTTATTTGCTTGTAGTACAGACACATCATTTGCTGAACCTTCAATGATTGCACCATTAGGTGCTTTAGCAATACTAGATGTTCTTGTTGTACCATTAGGTGCAACCATAAATAACATCTTAGCTGAAGCTGAACTTCCTTCTAAAATTGCTCTTGATAATCCTTCCAAAGATTTTAGGTCACCAATAAAACTTTCAACATGACCCCTTCCATAATTCATACCATCAACTCTATTAAATCTTAAAGCAATGAATGGTAGGTTTTCTTCTGTATATTCTTTTGTATAAAGTACATGTCCTTTGACTTCTTGATGTACCATAAATTTCTTACCTACTTTTTTAATGCAAGTATATAAATCACAAGTTCTATCTTGTTGATAATCTTGTTCTTTACCTATGGCTTGTGCAATTTTTGGTGGTAAAGTATCAGGAACGACACTTTCTTTAATTATAATTTTTAATACATGACCTTGTGGGTCTCTTTTAACTACATAGTTTTCTAATCTAAAAGTTCTTAAACCTGTATCAGTTAAATGTAATAAGCAGTTTCCACAAACGATAAGATGTTTTAGTGCTTCGTACACTGCAACTCTATCGTTTTGTACTTCAATGTTATCCATAACTGATTTCTCAATTTTGGCTAAACCTTGTTCAATTACTTTTTTCTGTTGAGGGTCACCTTCAATAGATTTGTAGACTAATTCATCTACATCAATTCTAAAGAATGGTGCTTGTGGTGGAAATAAAGCTAACATCAATTTTGATGCTAAATTCATAACACCTCTACTTCCTACTGACTGGTATGGTGTACTATACTCTGTATTAGGATTATTTCCTTTTGGTGGGTATAGGTGAGGAATAGTAAGTTCTGCACTATCTCTTGCTCTTTCTAAATATGTTTCTCGTTCAATCTCTAGCTTTTGGTACTGCCCTGACACTGAATTTTCTTTATAATTGTCAGGTTTTTCTGTTAGCGTATAACTTGCCATTCTTAGCTAGTTGGAAAATTAAGACCACTACCACCAGATAAAGGTATTCTTAACGAACCTCTGCCTGTTCTTTTTCTGCTGTAGTTTGAAGCTACAGTAGTATCTCTACTCGCATCTGTACTTGCTTCAGTTGGTGACTTTTGCTTTGTAGTAGCATTAGACACTGTAGGCGTGACAGGTGGTAAAGGTTCAGGTGCAGGTGGTGGTGCAGGTTTTCTTGGTGACATGCACATATATTATTTCTCCTCTTGAACTTGTTTTTCTTTGATTAAATGATTGACGACACTTCTCTGACCAGATTTAAACCAAACTTGTTTCTCATTATCTTCAAGATTTGGACATTTATCAGGGAATAATTCGTCTAGGTATTTAATGACTTCTTCACTTATTCTTGGCTTTTTTATCATTAGATACTCCTAAAGTGGTACTTAATTCATGTCTCTTACTAGTAATCTGTCCTGCAATAGCTGAATAGCCAGTCATATCAACAAAATCATCAATATTAAATGCACCACCTTGACTTCTAGCAATCTTTAATAAGACCATTAGATTTGCCACATCTTCAGGCAATATATTAATATTTAACTTAGTTTTGTTTTGTAGATAACCACTCCATAGTCTACCTATGTTTTCATGGTTTTCTACTATGTCTCCATTCTGCTTTGCTCTATCTGAACTAACTAGCTTTTTTACTTTGTCTAGTATCTCTGTACTTAGCATACTGATAACTCCATAGTTTTGGTTTATTTGTTTTTAGATTGTATTCACCATCTCTTAGTATTCTTGCTAGTCTGCTTTGGTGGTAAGCATCATCAACTGTATATTTATTACGTTGATATTCTTTTATGACTGCTTCCCAGTTTTCTACTAATGTCTTTTTGGCATCTAGTAATCTACTGGCTTTTACATGACCAACACCAACACAACCTTTGTATCCATCAGTTTGGTCTCCTACTAAAACTTGTGTGCAAAAATTATAATCTGCTAATTGTTCATCAACTTTTTCAATTTGATTATCTAATATTGAACAATGATATGCAGGTATAGTTCGCATATCTTTATCACCTGATATAATTACAGATTTATTTTTGTACTCACCTGTAGCTAATATACCTATAGTATCATCAGCTTCTAAGTTTTTAAGAACTTTATGTGGGTATGTTTTTATAACCCAATCTCTTAATGCTTTATAACAAACAGGTTTCCTAATATTTTTTCTATGTGATTTGTAGTCACTATCTATTTGTTTTCTAAAATTCATACTATCACTCCACACATTTACAAAACTACCTGAGTTGGTAAGTTTCATATAAAAGTGAATTGATTGTGCAAATAATTGTTTAGCAACTCCAAAGTCGCAGTGTAGTGTCCACTGGTCATGTCCCCAGTCTATTGGTTCTTCTA